GACACTTCTTAACATTCTTCCTATCCAAGTCCCTATTGGACCTCAGGCCGCGTTGGCCGAGCAGGAACGGATGAATCGTGTCCGTGCGACCGCGAATGGACTGCGATACTGTAGTACCAAGGTCCTTGACCCCCAAGATGACTCCTCTGTCGAAGAAATTCTCGAAGATGGTATGGTCGTGGTTAAATCCTTCGTCCTCAATGGACAGAGGGAGACCGAGATCAGGAAATATTATTCATCTAGTGGCCGTCCAGTTCAACCTAAGTTTGTTCATGTTGACGTTAACAATCAACGTTATGCTGATCAATTCTTTGAAGAGTTGAGGAACTAATCCTATCCGTGACCTGGAATGTCGGTAAACTTACCCATGGAGTCTACAGCCTAACATCCCCTCCTTGGGGGTGATCACCCAAAATTCACATGAATGCTAAATCGGTTTATTCCGTAAATGCCTAGAGACTGCACGGGTGTGCTCTCAGCGGCTGTCGATGTACAGTCCTCCATGTAGTCGGAGAATTCCATACAAAACTACAAAATGCCCCGCAAAGGAAAGAAAATCCTAGGCGCCCTTAAGGGTGCCGTCAAATTTACCCGCAAAGTCGCGGCCAATCCATTGGTTCGTACTCTTGCAAATGAAGGTATTAAACGCCTTCCCCCCAAGGCCAGACAAGCTGTCTCTAAAGCTTCCAATCTGGTTCGAAATGCTCGCCCCATTGTTCGTACAGTGATGCAGACCCTACCTTCGTCGGTGGGGAATGTCATTATCTCCAACAATGACTCTGTGACCGAAGAGAAATTCGAGTGGGACCTCATCACTGGGGTCTACATTCCTAATTCTGGAGCACCGTACAACGGTCACCTTAACATCCCTCTTACACCCTATAAGTCCTTCACGTCCAGTGAGGCCGGTGGTGTGGCTACAACTTCCTGGGATCGAATCCTTGAGTCCTACTACCCTAGATTCACTCATTATCGTGTGAAGAAGGTTGAGTTGGTGTACTCGGGTACCGCTCCAACAAATGCAACGATAGGCCAGAGCACTGGTTCTGTCTACTTTGCTTGTTCTCAGGATCCCACAATGAATGCTCCAGAAACGTCTGAGTATTCGATGATGGAGAAATCTGTTAAAGCCCCGATCTATGGTAGTGGTGCCACTTTGACCGCTAACATGGACAAGAAGGATTGGTTTTCCCTTGACCCAACGAAAACCTACTCCCAGATAGCTGGGACGAGCACCGATCGAAAGGTCTTTTGGGCAGGAATTGCCTTCATCGCGTTTTCCGAGCTTTCCGTTCCTACGGTAAGCGTTCGCATGCGCACGACCTTTGAATTTAAAGGTAGGAACCCCGCTTATGAAGCAGGTTCCACAGATCTTTATTTCATGGGAACCAACAACCCACAAACGACCCCCCTGAATGGCACTCTTCACCCATCTCAGGGCTCATCTCCGCCCCAAGTCACAGTCAACTCTTCCAATGAGATCTGTCGACCAATCTCTGCTGGTTATCGACTTCTGAAGTTTCTTAACTTCACCAGCAACGCTTCGCCCGGTGGTAGCGGACCTCAGGTAGATATTCAAAATCCGCTTGGGACTAGCGTCTTCACCAGTCGTGAGTTGTTCCGTATCTATACCAACGGTACTACTTCAAGTAGTATTGTCGATTATCAGAATTCGTCGAACACAATCACTTCCTTGACCACTGAAGCCGCGGAGATCACCTTCGCCCTGATCCTCGTTCACGCGAAGCCCGGTGACATCCTTGTCACCGCTCCTTCTCCTGTAACCTCCGACCAATCCAACCTGGACCTGGTCATTGTAGACGAGATGAGGATCAACGATACGATGGCTTCTGCCATTTATCAAAAATATAATCCTGGGGTCGCTTTACCCGTCTAATAGCGACTTTGGGCTCCGACCTGGGAATGTCGCAAAACTTCCCAAGACCGTTATTTGTGACTAACAGAGAGGTAATAGTAAATGAAAGGCAAGTTCCGTCAATGGAGCTCGACTCGGCTAAATATGCATTTGGGCTCTTAAAGCAGCCCTGCATAGAATAAGCGAGGAGTGATTCCATGTGTTCTTCGTCTGACCGCCTCTAGGAAGTTGACTCAACGTCACATATAATTGGGCCTAAAACGGCCCTTTGGAGAGACCTCAACGTCTGAGGATGTGCACCCGCACCCAGGAATGTCCCTGGCTCTCCCTATCACACACCGCGGATGACTTTATCCGTGAGAGAAATGGGTCCTCTCGGATCTATTTACCTAATTCCACCAAATTTGAAAC